AGGAATGATGAATGGCCAAGGATGTATATTACTTCAGCCACGATGTTAATGCGAGCAATGATCCTAAAATCGTGGCAATGGAGTCAGAGTTTGGGGTTATTTCATATGCCTGGTGGTGGAAATTAATTGAAAAACTAGCTTCATCTGAGGACTATAGACTGCCTTTTAAAAAATACACATTTATAGCTCTTGATAAAGAGTTAGGAATTTTGAACGAAAACGAACGACCGTTGAACGAAAACGAACGACCGTTGAACGAAAACGAACGACCGTTGAACGAAAACGAACACACTTTCTTTTGTTCAAATAAATCATTTTTGTTCGTAAACTCGTTAATTTATGATTTTGAATTGCTCGAATGTGATGACGAGTATTTTTGGTCTCCTAGTTTAATTCGTAGACAAGAAGAGCGAAGAAGTAAATTTGAGAAAAAGCAGGAACAACGCAGGCTCGCAGGCATTAAAAGTGGTGAAGCTCGCAGAAAAAAGGAACAAAATCGAACGGCCGTTCAACGAAATTCAACGGTCGTTGAACAAAACGAACAAAAGGAAAGGAAAGGAAAGGAAAGTATATATTCATATTCATATAATGAGGCGCACGAAAATGAAAAATCAGATAAGGGTATCTTATCCATGTTTGATGATGAATCAAAAAAATCTGATCCATATAAAAACGTGTTCAAGATTTATATGAATGATGTAGGTGAAATTTCTTCTGTGACAAAAGAGAAACTAGAATGTCTTGTTAATGACTTTGGTGAAAGTGAAGTCATTAATGCCATTAGTAAATCTAGCGAAGTAGGAAAAGCTAGTATCGCATACATCACCGCTGTTCTAAATAACAAGATTAGGGAGGAGGCAGCAAAGGATAATGGAACAAGCAAACGTAACAGCAATGCTAGAGGGGTGTCTCGAAAAAATTCGAGAAAGGACGAAGACGTCGACTGGGAAAAAGAATATGAAAGAGTCCACGGTAAAAAATGAGTTCTTTTATCCAATCTATGATGAACCAGTAGTCATTCAAACTAACGTTAACACTACCTATGCTGCAGTCGGAATCCCTAAGAGATATTACGATATGGATTTTGACTGGCTGCGTGAGCATGGTAGTTTTCCTAAAGAGAACGCTGAAGCTTACGATGTGGTTAAAAAGTATTCTAATAATCTGAAAGAAAATCTTGATACTGGTAAGGGCCTCATATTAAGGGGCCCAGCTGGTACAGGTAAGACATCCATTGCGGTAAGCATTTTAAAACAGGCTATGGCGTTAGGTAAAGGGTGTCTAATGATTTCAATGCCTAATCTATTAGATACTATGCTTACTTTATCTAAAGGCGACAATGTGGCCTATCTAAGATTTGAGCAAAAACTGCGGAATATCCCATTGCTATTGCTCGATGACTTTGGGGCGGAGTACTCAAAATCTGATTGGGTACCATCTAAGGTTGAAAGCATCATTATTGATCGCTATAACCGGATGAAACCCATCATTCTTACGACGAATTATAGTGATGCCTGGACTGAAAAGAATTATAGTCAACGGGTGTATGACCGCCTACGCGGTGAATATGCTGTGGCTATATTCAATGGAGAGTCACATCGATGAGAATTCTATTGCGATGCCAGTTTAGATTTAGAAAGAAAAATCATGACCGGTTCCCAACGTTAAATGAGTATATTGACTGCGAACGTGGCTCAACTATAGCAGCTGCAGCGATGAAGAAAAAATGCACTGAGCAGGTCAAAGAACAATGCCTTTCACAGCAGATACAACCTGTTAATGGGAAAGTAGACCTGTTATTTGAATGGCACTCATCAACAAGGCATGACCCTGATAACGTGGCATTTGCCAAAAAGTTCATTCTTGATGGATTGCAGCTGGCAGGTGTACTAGAAAACGATAATCGAAAGTTCATCGGAACTATGGCTGATGAGATCATTCAGGATGATGAAGACTATGTAATCTTACACATCACGAAGAATATGGGGATATTCCTTTAATTAGAAAGGATGGCGCTATGGATGAAATAAGAATTCAAAAAGCATTAGGAAAACATCTGTTTTTACAAAACGTATGTATACCAAATGTATTAATGTATCAAAAGGGGCATAAGGAGTATGAAGCGGATCTGATTTATTTTGGACGTAAATCAAATTACCTTACAGAGGTGGAAATTAAGATTGATATCTATGACTTTAGAGCTGACTTCAAGAAGGAAAACTATCATAACCACCCTAATGTTAGGCAGCTATATTATGCAATCCCAACAGATTTATATTTAAAACATAAGGATGAAATCGATGAAAGGATAGATGATGCAGGCCTTATATTAATTGATGAACTAATGGATTATAACGGCATAATATACGGCAAAGTAAATAGTTTTCATAAGAAAGCTAAGCCTCGTAAAAATACGGTTCCTTTAACAGAAAGTGATAAGTTTAATTATCTGAAGTTAGGCTGTATGAAATGGGTTAATCGATAGAAAGGAGATAATGAAAATACTAGATGCATGCTGCGGTAGCAGAATGTTTTGGTTTAACAAAGAAAATACAGACACAATTTACATGGATAATCGAACTGAAGATACAATGCTATGTGATGGTAGAAAGCTAATTGTTAAGCCTGATATAATCGCAGACTTTCGGAATATGCCCTTTGAAGATGAAAGCTTTTATCTAGTAGTATTTGATCCACCTCATCTAATAAGGGCAGGAGATAACTCATTTTTAAAATTAAAATATGGAAGGTTAGATACAAGATGGAAAGATGACATTAAGCAAGGCCTCTCTGAATGCTGGAGGGTTTTAAAGAAGAATGGGACAATGGTATTCAAATGGAATGAGGAACAAATCTCGTTTTCTAAGATTAAAACCTTGCTCCCTTGCGAGCCTGTAATCGGACAACGCAGGGGGAAAACAATATGGTTGATATTTTTTAAAAGTTAAAATATTAGTTGTTTATCACTGGTAAAAACAAATTCGGACTAAAACATAAAATTACTTGTAAAGGGGGCAACATATTTGAATGAATATGACATTGAGAAAATCACTAAGTTGGCCACAGAGGTGGCAACCAAAACTTACTATGAATTAGCTAAACAAGAAAATGCACAACTCGGTCGTAAACTTCGACACAACACGATCAAGTTATTAAAGCATTACAGTCAGCTGCAGTCGTATGTTGACAATGCAATCTCGGATTCGACACAAGCCGAAGATATATGGCTCAATGAACTGTTGATTGATATGTTTGACGATAAAAGCATTGTGAAAGTGAATGCGATTGTTAAATCTAAAGAAAAAACAGCTTTGATGATGCGCCATGTAAATAACATGCTAGACATCTATGCTGAAAAGTGTAGCGCAAAGCAATTTAAGTATTGTGAGTGCATGCGCAGGTATTATATTAATGGGGAAACATTAGAAGAGATTGCTGAATCATTCCCTGAAAAACCGGATGTACGTACCATCAAACGCTACATCGCCAGAGGGATTGAAGAATTATCCGTATTGCTTTGGGGTGTTATTGGGTTGAATACAAAAATAGCTTAATAAAATTGTCCCAAAACTGTCCTAGACCTGTCCTTCTTGACAGTTTATAATGATAGTGTGAGTTAATGGGACAACAAATACTCTATCTCTCAACGACACAGTGAAACCTAGAACACTAAAACGAAAAGACCACTTAATCTAACGGTTAGGTGGTCTTTTTATATGCAGGCTTAATCAATATCATCATAGGGGGAGTACCTACTTGTTAGGCAAGCATGATCCTTTCATAATATTTCGGGGCTGTAAAAAAAATCGCGACGTTTCATGGATGTTATCCTCACATAAGAACACACTTAATCTACACAACCAACAATAAAACCTATGTACTTAACTATAACGACTTACCTATGGTGATATTGATTAAGCTTGCATCCAATAGAATTAATGAACATTAACTATACTTTAACTGCTAACCGAAAGGAGAAAATAGTATGGCAGAAATTACTTGTCACGTTAAAGACTGCTTAAACAACAAACACAACAAATGTACTGCCAATGCTATTGTCTTTGGCAGTAAAGGTAATTGCAAATCTAAGAGTTTTGCAAGAAACGTAATGAAACATTCACGTAAACGACATTGGAGTGGGGGCATGTATGGGGGTTAGGCACTCGCACATACCAGGGGCCCTTAAGGTACTCCAAACGAAAAATATTTTGCGTGGGTCATCCGAACCCCGCGAAATCACTAGTTAGTCATTTTTCCGAACTGCTGTTCGGCTTCAAAATCGGTCAATTTTTGAGAGGAGGCGAGACTGTGACAAACGTATCAATAGTTGACGAATTGGTATCATCTAAAATTGTGGCAAAAGTACTTGGAATCAGCTCTCGGCGAGTCCAGCAATTGACGGAAGATGGTATCTTCAAAAAAGAAAAACGCGGACAGTATGATATTGCGAAGACAGTACAAGCATTTATTTCGTATAAAACCGGAGAAAGCAAACTCGAAAAAAAAGCCCGTGAAGGTGGATATGATGCGGAACGAACACTGTTAACTCGAACTAAACGGATGATTGAAGAAAACAAACTGAAGATTATGAATGGAGAATTGCATCGTTCTGACACAGTAAAATCCGTAATGAATAGAATGCTGAATAACTTTAAAAGTAAGCTCCAGGCTTTGCCGTTAAAAGCTGCACCTAAAGTATTAGGAGAAACAAACCTGTTAGCTATTCAAGATACACTTCTTGATGAGGTGAACGAGTGTCTAACGGAATTGTCTGAATACGATCCAAACATGTTCCACGATGAGTCCGATGATATTGTTGTGGACGAAGACGAAGCAGGTGAAAGTGAGTGAAACATACGTGCAACTTATTTAAAGGGATAGCAAGTGTACTAAAACCACCACCAAAGTTTACCGCGTCGGAATGGGCGAACGCCAATGTGGTACTTTCCACAGAGGACAGCGCCGAACCAGGGAAGTATTCCACCGATAGAGCCCCCTATCAAAAAGAGATGCTTGATGCGGTAAGTGACCCTGACGTTGAAAAAGTAGTGTATATGACCGGCTCGCAAATTGGTAAAACCCAGCTCATTAAAAATGTGTTGGGTTATTTTATTGATTACTTTCCGTCGCCAATTATGTTTATGCAGCCGACGAAAGATATAGCAAAGGAATTTTCGAAAACTCGTATTGCTCCCTTTATTCGTGACACGAAAGTGCTTAACGATAAAATGGCCGATGTAAAATCTCGGGACAGCGGCAATACGGTATTGAATAAGACCTTTCCAGGTGGTTACCTGACATTAGTCGGTGCGAACGCTCCAGCAGATTTGGCATCCAGGCCAATTCGTGTATTATTGGCAGACGAAATTGACCGTTACCCTGCATCAGCCGGGACGGAAGGCGACCCTTTGAGCCTGGCAGAAAAGCGTACTAATACGTTCTATAATCGAAAGCATGTGTACGCATCCACGCCATTAGCCAAGGGTACTAGCCGAGTGGAAAAATTATATCTTGGAGGCACGCAAGAGGTGTGGCATATTAAGTGCCCTGCATGTGGTGAGTATGTATATCCGTCCTGGGATAAATTCCACGCTGACGAAGATGCAGGTAAGTATTACTTAGCCTGTGATCACTGCGGAACACTATCGGAAGAGTTCGAGTGGAAGAAACTTTATCGCGAGGGCAAATGGATTGCTGAAGCTCCGGAGAATTTGAAAAAGTATAATTGCCGTAGCTTTCATATGAATGCGTTTGGCTCGCCTTGGGCCTCTTGGGGTAAACTCCAGGAGAAATACGAAGCAGCAACGAAACTTGGTACAGCCGGCGTTAAGACGTTCTTTAATACAGAAATGGGTATTCCTTATGAAGAGGATACCGAAACACTGCAGTCTGAAGAACTCTATGAACGTAGAGAGGACTACGGAGCAGAGTTACCTAACGGGGTACTACTCTTAACCTGTGGCGTTGATACGCAAGACGACCGCTTAGAGTGTGAAATTGTAGGATGGGGGAAAGATTATGAGAGTTGGGGTATACAGTACTTCAGACTTTATGGAGACCCTGCTTACGATGCAGTATGGAAAGAATTAGAAGACATTATATTAAATCGTACATGGTCTTATGCAGACGGCAGAAAGCGTGGCGTATCCGTTACATGTATTGACTCCGGCGGTAGTAAGACACAATCGGTATATAAGTACTGTTCAACTAGATGGCATAAGCGCGTTTACCCTATTAAGGGGGTAGGTGGTGCAGGTAAAGACCTGATTGACGGATTGCCTACAAAGTTGAAGAAGTACAAAACTAAATTATTTAAGCTCGGCGTAGATACCGGCAAGGAACAGATTTATAGTGACTTGAACCAAGAAAAAGGTCAACCAAGGTATTGCCACTTTCCGAAAGATCACGAAAAGGGATACGGGAAGAAATACTTTGAGGGGTTATTGGCAGAGATGAAAGTATCTAAACTAGTTAATGGACATTTCAAAGAGCAATGGGTACTGCGCCCAGGACGCGAAAGAAATGAACCGTTTGATATTAGAAACTACAATCAAGCTGCTATTGCTATTATGAATCCAAACTTCGACGCTCTAGAGGCGCGGAACAGTAAGAAAGAATATACGCCATATCAGAGTACGACTCGTGTAGTCAAAGCGGGAAATACGCCAAAGACACGAACTAGGAGACGTGCTAGAGGCGGAGGAATTAAATTATAGAAACTGTGCCACGTGGTGGAATCCATGGTTGGCACAAGTTGAAGCGCTCGATATGGGCGCTTTTTTAATGCGTGAAAGGAGGTGAAAGGATGGCAGAATGGACAATATATGAGGCAAAAGAGCATTTACAGGCGTGGTTAGATGCTGATTTAGCACTAGCAACAGGTAAGGAATACACCATTGGTAATCGTCGGTTAACTCGTGCTAATGTGCAAGAGGTAAAAGAACGTATCAACTTTTGGCGAAATGAAGTAGCAAGACTCGAAAATAGACCTCGACGTCGTGCATACCGTGTCATTCCGCGTGATATATGAGTAAACGTAAGAAGTCGTTTATGAAAACTGCAGCAGGCAGATCTAAATCTACGCAATATTCTGGAAGTAAAACAAACTCTGGTTATTCTAACCATGGCGCAAATAGTTTTAAATCTAGCGCTAAAGGATACCAGGTTAACTCACAAGATGCAAGGCATGATATTGATGCCAATTTTAGAATGCTACGGGCAAGGTCGGTAGACCTTCAGCAAGGCACACCTATTGCCGCAGGTGCGTTAAAAACCAATAAGACTAACGTCATTGGCCCTGGTTTACGTTTTAAAGCCAATATCCGCTTTGAGGAATTAGGGCTAACGTTTGACGAAAAGAACGCATGGGAACGTAAGACTGAACGTGAATTCGCAATGTGGGCTAAGCACTGTGATGCAAGAGAGCAAACTGACTTCTACGGAATTCAGGCGTTAGCATACTATGAAAAGCTCTTATACGGCGATGCGTTTGTAAATTTACCACTACTAATCAATCGAATGGATAAAAACCCTTACCCTTTGCGGTTGCAGATTGTTGAATCAATTCTCGTAGCTTCTCCGCCTAAATATATAGGGCGCGAAGAAGATGAGAATAACGATGTAATTCACGGAGTTAAGTTTAATAAATACGGTGCGGCCGTTGGGTTCTATGTGCTAAATAAGCTATATAACGCTTTTAATGATGATCACGACTACACATATATTCCGAAGTACGGTACACAAACCGGAAGGCGAAATATTATTCAGGTTATGACGATTGAGCGTAGTGGACAGTTGCGAGGTATTCCAATACTATCTCCGGTAATTGAGGATTTGAAAGTTCTTAGTCGATACAATGATGCAGAAGTCATGAAAGTGTTAGTTAACGCATTAATGGCAATCTTTATTGAATCAGAGGCCCCAGATGATATGGCGTTTGGGACTGGTATCGATGAGGAGGATCAAGTCGATTCCGAAAACGATGAAACAATCGAATTAGGCAACGGCACGGTCAATGTATTAGCACCAGGTGAAAAGGTTAGTGTTGCGGAAAAAACACCAATCCCAACGAGCTTTGCGGACTTTACATCATCTCTCATTAGTCATGTCGGCGCTGCACTTGAAATTCCTTATGAAATTCTTGTTAAGCACTTTGGGCAAAGTTACTCCGCATCAAGAGCGGCGTTACTTGAGTACTGGAAATCTGTTGAAATGCAACGTTCCGAATTTATTACTCAATTTTGCAATCCTATTTACGAAGAATGGCTAACTATGGCTATTCTGTTAGGTCGCATTGAAGCGCCAGGCTTTTTCGATGACCCAATTATTCGAGAAGCGTGGTTAGGTGCTGAGTGGTATGGACCTTCACAAGGTCAATTAGACCCAGAGAAGGAAGCTACTGCGGCAGAAATTCGTGTTAAGAACGCATTTAGTACTCGTGCCAAAGAAGCCGCAGAGCTCACAGGCATGGATTATGAAAATGAAATCTTACCACAACGTATTCGTGAACACCAATCTATGGATGAAGGAGGCTTGTTGCATGAACAAGGACAACAAATTTCAGTTCAAAATTCGAACTCCGCTGAATCAGATTCAGGAAGCGGAGACGATTGACGTCGATATTTACGGCGTAGTAATGAACGGAACGGATTATTGGGGAGAAGATACAGGCGTTTCTAATGTACTATCACAACTCCAAGGATTGGATCCATCGCAAAACATTGTTCTACATGTTAACTCTGTAGGCGGCGAAGTATCGGCAGGCGTTACAATCTACAACCGATTGCGCGCTTTACAAAATAAGAAATCTGTTATTATCGAGGGCCTAGCGGCATCTATTGCCTCTATTATTTCAATGGCGGGTGATGAAATTCATATGGCTCTAGGTAGCGAAATGATGATTCATAACCCTAGCTCATATGCATTTGGTGAAGCAGATGATTTTGAAAAAGCCGCCGAATCGTTACGCAAAACTAAAGAAAACCTTATCGATATTTACGAGGCTCGCACTGGGTTAACTCGTGAAGAAATTGCAACTATGATGGATGAAGAAACTTGGTTAACGGCAAGAGAAGCTTTAGAAAAAGGTTTCTGTACAAGTGTTGACGAGTCTTTACAAATGGTTGCTTGCCGTAAAGGTACTGACTTAATTGTCAATGGTTTACCAATGAGTATGGACGTACTCAAAGGATTGCCTGTTGATAAATATGAAGAGAAAGGAGAAGAACCAATGGAAGTAACTGCTGAATTGTTGCGTACAGACTATGCGGAAGTATATGACGAAGTATTTAATGCTGGCGTTGCTGCTGAACGTGCCCGTTTGCAAGCCCTTGATGGGATTAATAACGAAGCGCGAGCAGAAGTGATCAATCGCGCTAAATATGAGACATACGCTACGGTTCAAGATGTAGCTGTTGAATTACTCAATATGCCACAACCAGAACCATCTGAACAAACAAATCAATTTCAACGAATGATTCAAGATGCTAATAACGCATCCAATAAAGTTAACACTGTCCCTGGTCAAGTGTTGGATGAAGATATCGACGAAGCTGACAAAACAATGAAAATCGTGGACCGTGTTATGAAAGCACGTGTTAAAAAATAAGGAGGGCAGAACATATGCCATACGTGGAAGAACAAAAGTTAGAGTACAAAGCTCTAATTGCTGGTACTCAAATGCCAGTCGTTACTAAAAAGGTAACAGTCGGTCAAGATACTGCAGTCATTAAAGCCGGCACTGTATTAGAATTTGAAGCCACTTCTAAAAAAGCTAAACGCGCGGACGCTGATGTATACGGTGTAGCCTTGGCTGATATCGATGCTACGAAAGGTGATGTAGTAGCAGAAATTGCTGTAACAGGTGAATTTGCTACAGCTAATTTAGTATTCAAATCTGGTAAAAAAGCGGAAGACTTCACAGCCAAAGCTGAAGCCCGCAACATTTATTTCCGTTAATAAGGAGGACACATGGATAATATTTACACACCTCAAACACTTGCTGCGGTGGTTCGTCGTACTCCCGATGTGCCATCCTTTTTGAAAGACTTATTTTTTAAAGATACAAAAACTTTCTTATCTGAAACTGTTTCTTTTGACATTGTAAAAGGTCGTCGTACTATTACGCCTTGGGTAGCGCCAAACTCTACAGCGCCTTTATCTCAACGTACAGGTGTAACAACTACTACTTACAAACCTGCACAAAAGAAAGAAAAACGTGCTATCACTGAAAACGATATCAAGGTTCGTTTAGCCGGTGAACAGCCTTTCGCAGGTACAGTATCTCCTGAGGAACGCGCGATTCAACTTTTGGCGCAAGATACGCAAGAGTTGAAAGATAATTTGGTACGCTCCCAAGAAGTTATGGCGGCAGACGTATTATTCAATGGTCAAGCGCACATTAAGGGCGAAGGCATTGATGATATAGTAGACTTTAACTTCACGAATAAAGAAACATTATCCGGCGATGCACGTTGGGGACAATCTGCAGCAGAAATCGTGGCCAATATCATTAAATGGAAAAAGAAATGCTTGAAAGCATCTGGCTTTAATCCGAATACCTTGGTCATGAACTCCGAAACGTTAGAAGTAATGCTTTCCGATAAAAAAATCTTAGCGTTGTTTGATAATCGTCGTACAGAAATGGGCCTTTTACAATTTGAACAAATGGCAGAAGGCGCGACTTATGTTGGTTTCATGGGTGGCCAAATTCAATGCAATGTATTTACATATGATAACTACTATGTAGACCCAACTGATGGCCAAGAAAAAGAAATGGTACCTGCAGGTAAATTGTTGGTAGCTTCTGATATGGCTAAATTCACTAAATTATATGGTGCGAATACAATCATTCCTGGCGAAGGAATGGATTTCGTAACTTATGAAGGTGAATACGTAATGCGCCGATTGGTTACACGTGATCCAGATGCTGCGTTCTTAGAATTGCAATCTCGCCCTATTTACGTTCCATTCGATGTAGATTCTTACTTCGTAGCGGATGTATTGTAATCTAATCTAATCTAAAGGAGGCAAGACTTATGCCAGTACAAGCTAAGCACACAATCAATACTGGAGATTATGTATATAATCCTGGAGAGATTATCTTCGATTTGACTGCAGAAGAAGAACAGCGCCTAATTCAATTAGGCGCTGTGGTTGCGGTTGAAGGTGATAATAGTAAAGTAGATGAAGACGATCCATTTGCGGTAGCGCTTGCAGTTATGACAAATGAAGAGATTTCCAACTATGGAAAGTCTATCGGGCTAGAATTTGCTAGTAAAGCAACAAAGGCGAGCATGATTACAGATATTCTTGCATGTGATGCGGATATTAATTTAGGGCTTTTATCCGATGCTGCTCTTCGTGCAATGGTTGAAGCTGAACATTTAGAAGTTCCAGAAGACGCTACTCGTGAACAACTTATCGATTTCTTAGGTGAATAGATATGGGATTTAAAGACTTTGTGCAAAATGATATTGAAAAGGTGTTTATCAATTCAAATGAATTTGCCGAAGTACACAACCTAAACGGTACGCAGTGCTATGCGGTGGCAGAAGGTCTTACTGACAAACAACATGTTGAAATCATGGGTCAAGATATTGACGGATTGATTTTCGATACGATAGTTGTACACGTGGCTAAGCAGGATTTACCTGAAGTACCGGAGTACAATCAAATCTTCCGTTTCAATGGCAGGTTAATGTTGGTCCAATCATGCGAAGATGATATGGGTATGTTGAATATTGTCCTTAGGGGGAATAACGCATGAGCGTAACTATTGACGTAAAAGGATTACAAGAAGGCCTAGTTAAGATAGATGCCCTTTCCGGTGAAACGAAAAGGGCTACATCAAAAGCCATCAATACCGCAATCCCCAAAATACGAAACGCAATTGTTGATAAAACTACGCAGGACTACTTTATAAGTAAGACTAATGTTAAGAAAACGATTGACGTGAAGCGAGCGAACCCTTCTGGACTATCAGCATTCATTAGGTCTAAAGGAAGACCTGTAGCACTTACTAAGTTTAGAGTAACACCAAAGCGCCCACCTAAGCGGAAAGGTCGTACTGTGAAAGCCCAGGTAATGCGCAATGGCGGAGGGGGAACAATCCCTAACGCATTCATTGCGCGAATGGGAAATGGACATATCGGAGCGATGTACCGTAAAGGGCCAGAAAGGTACCCAATAGGACAGTTCCACGGCCCTGCGGTCCCAAGTATGTTAAAAAATGCAGAGGTATCAGCCTTTGTCGGTAATGTAGCGCAAGAAGAGCTGTTACGACAAATTGGAACCTCATTCGAAGAGTTAATAAGGAAGTAGCAAATGACACCTACGCAATTGGCAACTGATTTAGGTACTTTTCTCAAGCAGGTGCATGCTAACTATTTTAGTGATGATGCACAAGTAAAGGGGAATCCATTATTAGTTGTACCTGGATTTTTGAAAATGAAAGAATCATCCAAGGAGGATCAATATCCGCATCTTGTTATTCGCATTAATAAGATCGAGGATACCTTGCAGGGGTCAACTGTCCAATTATTTCTAATTCACGGAGTGTACTCTGAGGACGTGGAAAAAGGTTGGATGGAGATTACCAACTTTCTGGAAACAACACGGCAAGCGCTACTGGCCCACCCTGTTATTGCTAAGCGATACCGTTTAGTGCTGGATGATAAACACGGAATTGATACTGACATCCCTCCAGATCAAGCATATCCGTATTGGGAGGGATTTATGACAGTTAAATATGATATCGAACAAATACGAGAGGAGATGATTATTTAATGGCAAAAACTGATGAACTCGCAGTGATGGAAAACGAACCCACTGAAACTGCAGAAAAACCAGTTAAATCTAATGATGCTAAACAAGTAATCTACTTAGGCCCTAATAGTGCAGAATTGGGTCTTACAACAGGAACAGTCTATATTGACGGGATTCCTGCCGTGGTAGGTGAAGATAAAGCAATGTTAAGACTATTGTTTGTGCCAATCAATAAGATTGCTGAAGCACAACAAGAATTAGCAACAGAAGGTACTGCAATGAACGCAGCTTACCTTGAATTTAAAAAAGGGGGTCGTAGATAGTGGGAAACTATAGACACGGAATTTATACAAGAGAGGTCCCTACTTCTCTTATTTCTATGACAGAAGCTACGGCAGCCTTACCGGTGTATGTTGGTACTGCTCCTGTACATTTAGCAACAGACCCAGCAGAGGCTAATAAAGCCGTATTGTGTCATGACTATGCATCGGCAACTACTCAATTTGGTTATTCAAAAGAATGGGATAAATACACATTGTGTGAAGCGATGTACTCCCAATTCTCTTTATTCGGAATGGCGCCCGTAGTATTTATTAATGTTCTTGATCCAAAGAAACACAAGAAAACATTAACTTCTACACAAAAGCAAATCCAGGATAAAGTCGTAACAATTGAAGATCCTGTGTTACTCAACACGTTAAAGGTATCTGCTACAAACGGGGGTGCGGCGTTAACTATCAACGTCGATTATACTGCTGTATATAATGACGAAGGCAAATTGCTTATTGGCATTGTATCTACTGGGGCGCTTAATAGTGCAACATCTGTTTGGGTGACTTACGATTATCTAGACCCATCTATGGTAACTGCAGATGATATCGTAGGCGGAGTGGACACGGAAGGTAAACGTAAAGGGTTGGAGCTTATCAATGAAGTATTTCCTCGCTTTGGCTTAATCCCGGGTAACTTATTGACACCGGGCTGGTCTCATAACACGCTTGTAGCAGCAGTCATGAAAGCGAAGGAAACCACTATTAATGGTATGTTCCAAGCCATGTCCTTATGCGATGCGCCTACCGATGAAATTAAAAAAGCAACTGCAGTTAGTGAGTGGAAAAATAAAAAGAACTACGTCGATGAACGTCAAATCTTATGTTGGCCAAAAGTAGCATTAGCTAATCGCCAATTCCATTTATCCACACAACTCGCAGGTCTTATGGCTAAGACAGATGCTAAGTACGATGACATCCCTTACAAGTCCCCATCCAATGAGTCCTTGCAAGCAGATAGTGCCGTATTGAAAGATGGTACTGAAATCTACTTAGGTCCAGATGAAGCAGCTTACTTGAACGGCCAAGGCGTCGTTACTGCGCTTAATTTTATTGGCGGCTGGAGAGCGTGGGGCAATCGTACAACTGCGTATCCATCTAATACAGATGTTAAGGATTCCTTTATCCCTGTACGTCGTATGTTCAACTGGGTATCCAACACGTTGATCACTTCTTTCTGGTCTAAGATTGACGACCCAACAAATAAACGTTTGATTAATAACATCGTTAATAGTGCCAATGCCTGGTTAAATGGACACGTAGCATCTGGTGCACTCCTCGGCGCACGCGTTGAATTCTTGGAATCTGAAAATCCTACAACCGACTTGTTGAACGGTATTATCCGATTCCATGTATATTTAGGTGTTCCGACACCAGCTCGTGAAATCGACTTCATTCAAGAATACGATCCATCTTACATGAGCACGTTATTTAATTAAAAGGGAGGTAACTCATGGCTAAACATAGAGATAAGTTGATTGACTTTGCCATTTTTAGCTCTGGCAGAGAATTATATGGTTACGCCGATGTAACCTTACCTGATATCGAATTTATCAGTGACACAATCAAAGGAGCAGGCATTGCCGGCGAAGTTGATTTAGGTGTACTCGGGCAAACTAAGGCAATGAATATGTCTATTAAATGGAATACCATTGACAAGGATGTGACCGACCTTGCTAGTCAAAAGGTACACGACATCGAAATTCGTGGCGCGCAACAATTATACGACTCTGCTAAAGGTGAATTAGTACCGGAAGCAGTTAGCGTATACGCAAAAGTTATGCCGAAGAAAATCGGTCTTGGCAAATTTGAACAGGCAAGTAAAACTGATACCTCTACAGAATTTGAGATTGTATATTTCAAAATGACTGTTGGTGGTAAAACTCGTACTGAAATTGATAAATTCAACTATGTTTGTGTAATCAACGGTGTTGATTACTTGGCATCCGTAAGGGAGGCATTGGGTAAATAATGGCTACATACGATCGAGAAAAGCTACTTGACGGCTTAAATAATTTAACTGGATTTGACTTCACAAAGGCGGAACTTCGTGTCCGCCGTGAAGGAGATATGACTCCAGATGTTACATTTTCTAAGAGATTCCAAGCTGAAGTCGCAGCTATAGCTCTAAAGGAAAGTGCAAAAGTATTAATGACACTCCCTATCTCTGAATTTACAGAAATGTGTGCAGAGGTAAGTGTTTTTTTACTACGTGGTTCGGTAGAGAAAATGGGCCTTCTCCCGGACAACAATGCAGACGAATTGCCCTCCGTCTCAGAGAATGCGGAGGCATAAACTTTTGGATGTCTACTCCGATTGTTGAAATAGCCGATTGGATGGATGATTTAGAATTTGTTCTTGAAGATGAAAAGCGCTTGAAGGAAGAAGATGACTAATCCATCAAGCGCTTTTTGCGTATGCAAATTTAAAAGAAAGGAGGCAATATGGCAGGTAAAGTATTCGAAATTGCTTTTGCTATAAATGGTGCTTTGGCGCAAAGCTTTAAGACATCTATGCAACAGGCCAAAGGAACACTGACGCAGTACGGTTCTAAAATGAGCGAACTGAAAACACAACAAAAGGCGTTGGATTCTGCATTAAAGCAAGGTGTTATTTCGATGGACTCTTACCGAAATGCAACTGCAAAAGTTGGTAAGGAACTCGAACAAACCGCTGCTAAGGATGCTAAATTACGAAAAGCTATGCAACATAAAATCGCGGCAGATGTTAACGCTAAAAGTGCGCGTAGCGATTTAGGTAGTACACTGGCTACTTCAGCGGTAATGGCTGCTCCGTTCGTTGGGATGCTATCTAAAGCAGCAGACTTTGAGGCAGTGATGTCCAAAGTTAAAGCAATCACTGTATCTGACGATAAAGCTATGCAACAGTTAACGGCTACTGCTCGTGAACTTGGCGAGAAAACGATGTTCTCTGCTACACAAGCAGGCGAAGCTATGACATACCTCGGTATGGCCGGTTGGAACTCTCAACAAATTATGGCGGGTATGCCGGGGCTTTTGAACTTAGCTGCAGCAAGTGGCACAGACCTTGCACGCACAGCGGATATCGTATCTGACGATCTTACTGCATTTGGATTGGGGGCAGAACATGCAGGGCATATGGCTGACGTATTTGCGAAGACATCGACCAAGACAAACACAAATGTTGAGATGCTTGGCGAAACAATGAAGTACGCAGCACCAGTAGCGCATGCATTTGGTGCAAGCTTGGAAGAAACAGTAGCACTTACAGGTCTTATGGCTAATAGTGGCATTAAGGCATCTGCTGCTGGCACAGCGCTCCGGTCTGGGTTCTTACGCTTAGCAGGTACTTCCGCTAAATCGACTAAAGCAATCGAGGAAATGGGGCTATCATTAAGTGAGGCTACAGCTCAGCAAGAAGAAGCAAGAGCTGCTTTAGCAAGCTTAGGCATTGCTATGGACGATACCAACGGACCTCGTAAGATGGGGGCTATCGTTCGCGACTTAGCTGATAGAACTAAGGACATGAGCAAAGAGCAAAGACTTGCTACACTTGCGACTATCTTCGGTACTAATGCAGCATCAGCTTGGGTAGCTGTTATTGACCAGGGCCCTGATGCACTTGATCAATTGACAAAGGAACTTGAAAACAGTGACGGAGCTGCTGCTGCTATGGCCGAGACCATGCAGAATAACGCAAGAGGCGCCATGATACGATTGCAATCGGCGTCCGAGTCAGTGGCTATCTCTATTGGTAGCACGATGTTACCGACACTCGCTGAGTTGGGAGATTCTCTAGCCAATGAAGCCGCTTATGTATCTAAAGTAGCAAGTGAGCATCCAGAGCTCACTGAAGCAATAATCAAAACAGGTTTTGCTGTAATGGGAATGGTGATTGCGTATAAAACAATCAGAGCGGTTTACTATAGTGTAATGGCGGCTCATGCGGCATATAAGCTAATGATGGAATCAGAACGCGTAGCAACTATGCGCAACGTGATTGCATCGGGTATCCACAGAGCCGGGATGATAGCAAGTAGTATTGCAATGTACGCAACTGCTGCTGCGCAGTGGGCGTTGAATGCGGCAATGAGTGCCAATCCAATAGGACTCGTAATTATTGCCATTGTAGCTTTAATAGCTGCATTTGTTTGGTTAGGTACACACATCGAGGCGGTATCCAATTTCTGTACCTCAATGTGGGAGTCTCCAACAGCGGCAATTATCGCTTTCATGACGGGACCTATTGGATGGCTGATTTATGCGGCTATGGGCTTAATTGCCAACTGGGACCAAGTGAAAGAGTGGTTTACCTTACTATGGGAAGATCCTAAGGTTGCACTCAGCCAATTTTATGATTGGGTTATGAGCAAGCTCGGAGGCCTATTTGATTGGATTAGTGAAAAATGGGAATGGGTTAGGTCTATTTTTAGTAAGCCAATTCAGGCAAGAGTAGAAGGTTCTGCGACGGCTAATGGGCAATCTATCCAGCATAATGCAAAAGGCGGCATTTATGGAAAAGGCTCATTCCTTACTACCTTTGCTGAAGAATCTGCAGAAGCTGCCATTCCTATCAATGGTACGCCAAGGGCTGAAGCTTTATGGCGACAAACTGGCGCTATGATGGGGCTTTTACCAGGTGAAGGTAATTCCGTAATTTCTGTATCTGCGCCGATCAACATTACTGTTAATGGTAGTGCGGATGCAAGCGCAATACAACAAATTAAAAGTGCTGTAGAAGGGGCAATGGACGACTTAGAAGCACGACTTGCTGAAATCCAAAACAGGAAAGGGCGTGTAAGCTATGCCTAGTAATTTGCGCCGCGTTACTGTCAAACTGCAGTATGAACAGAAGGACATTACTCAAGACCTAGTTCCTTATTTAAAGGACTTCAGTTTTAACGATGTAATGTCGGGAGAGGCTGATGATATATCAATTACGTTACATGATATAGAAGAGCTTTGGATGTCTGACTGGTTCCCTGAAAAAGGGGCTAAGTTGACCGCATCAATTGTATTCCACAACTGGAATGAACTCGGAGACGAGATAGAAATGAAATGCGGCCAATTTGAGATAGACGAGATTACTTGTAAAAATCCACCTCACGAAGTAACCATAGGGGCGGTTAGTGTTCCAGATGAATCGAAATTAAGAGGAGAACTGAAGAGTAGGTCTTGGGAGAAGACTACTCTCAAAACTGTCGCCGAGGAACTTGCAAAAGGTGCAGGGCTCGAATTGTTTTATGATACGCCTGAAACGATTGATTTAGACCGCGTCGAACAGTCCGATCAATCAGATTTAGAATTCTTGATGAAAGTCTGCAAGGATAACGGACTTGCTCTAAAGGTTTCAGATAAGCAAGTGATTATTTTTGATGAAACAAAATTTGAAATGGAAAAAGTAGTCGCAACGCTAATTAAGGGGCCAATGCCTACGGACCTTACAGAAGACCAAATTAAGGAACTAGGGGAAATCATTCCCTATCAAGGAAGTTATTCCTTAAAGTCTTCGCTGAAGGATATCTATTGGGGCTGCCACATAAAGCATAAGAGTACTAAACAAAAGAGTAATATTGAGTATACGTTCAAAGATCCGCATAAAACGCAAGGCAAGATACTACAGGTTAACCAGGGATGCGAGACTCAGGCAGAAGCTGAACGCTTAGCCAAGAAAAAGCTGCGTGAAAAGAACAAGAATGAAATCACCGGTTCAGTCGCTATACTTGGACATATTGTGCTGGCTGCATCAGCCACAATAAACTTAAAAGGATTCGGTAAATTTGACGGCAAGTATATCATTAGTAAATGCTCCCATAAGGTGGGGGGCGGGTATACTCAAAGCCTAGATATAAGGAGGTGCTTAGATGGATATTAGTGTGGCCTTAAAAAATTTAATTCGTGACGGCATCGTATCTAGTACAGACCCATCAACCATGACGGCTAGGGTAACATTTCCGGACCGAGACGATTTAGTGTCGTATCCACTCGAAGTACTTTCTCATGGATCACAAGCTAATAAACACTACTGGATGCCAGGAGTTGGCGAACAGGTATTATGTTTATTCCTACCTCAAAATAACAATTTGTCCCAGGGCTACATCTTAGGCACCACGTATAATGCCAAGGATAAGCCCTCTTTTAATGGGCAAAATATCCACGGAATCAAATTTGCGGACGGCTCTACTATCTCGTATGATGCGGACGGTGGAGGACTTGTTATTAATTGTACCGGTAATCTAACTATAAACGCTCCTTCAGGGGATGTGGTGGTTAACGGAATTAGTTTAGTATCTCATACACATGGTGGCGTCGTTCCTGGTGGCGGTAATACAGGAACACCGAATTAATAGGAGGTGAGTAACATATCATTGTTAAGTAAATTAGGCGGTGCTGTTGCTAATTATAAGAAAAACCTTAATTCACAAGGTTTAAAGAATTTGCAAAATACACAATTAGGCGATGTGGCTTACTCTCGCCTATCTAATCTAGCCGATAAGTTTGGCCTGGGCGGATACTTACCGCAACGCCAATTAGGTAGTTTCGGAAAAATAGTATTTGTAGCGTCCTCACACACGGTGCGTACGTTCGACGCATTGGCCCGAAATATCAACGCACGAACAGCGTCCCACGAAATCATAGGGCAAAAGCCAATACTTGAATTCTTGGGGCCTGATGGGGATGATATCACCTTCACGATGAACTTTAATAAGTTGTTGGGTGTTGATCCTTTGAAAGAGATTGAGGAAGTGGCCAAAATGTGCCGAGAAGGTCAAGCTGAGCAGTTGATTATTAACGGCAAGCCTTTTAGTGAACACAAATTACTGATCACCAGTATAAGCGCAGCGATGAATACGATTGATAATCGAGGTAATGTATTATCTGCATCCATCAATGTAACGCTGAAGGAGGCCCCTGATGTTCCTAAAGTTGTAATCACACCTAAACAAGGAGGCGGTACAAATGCAAATTGACGTGAGCGCTCGTCTTGAAGGTATTGATTTTGCACCTAAGGATATCCTTACAGAAATTATTCAAAATGTGCGTACTGTCATTTCTACAACACAATTTTCTGTGCCACTTGATAGACGATTTGGTATCGATGGTACTGTTATCGATTTACCTTTACCGGTAGCAATGGCCAGAATATCTGCAGAGGTGATTCGTGCAATTACCGAATACGAGCCGCGTTGCAGAGTCGTTTCAGTTGACTTTGAAGAAACGGCCGCTACTGAGGCGGAGGAAGGGCAATTGACGCCTAAGGTATCGATTGCAATCAAAGATGAATGGCTAGAAAGAGTAGGTGGACATGAGACAATATAGAACCATCCAAGGTGATATGTGGGACGGTATAGCATTTAAAGTATATGGCAGTGAAGCATATATGGATACGATATTAGAAGCTAATCAAGAGTACGCCCATTATGTCATCCTTCCTGCTAATATTATCTTAAAATGCCCTGATGCAAATCTAAGGGCTACTATTAATTTACCACCGTGGAGGCGATAATAATGAACTTACCTGAAATCAATTTTGTCACGGCGGATAAAGAAGCCGTCGAAAAGGAAATATTCGCCCTCTACACCTCCGTAACTGGGCGAACACTAGCGCCTGCAGACCCGATTCGTTTGTTTTTATTAGTAATTACTAACGTAGTCATTTTATTGCTTAATCGTATTAATGATACCGGTAAGCAAAATTTATTGGCGTATGCAAGGGGCGATAACCTAGACCACATAGGCGTTGCATTAGGAGTGGAACGTTTACAAGCCACAGGCGCAGTTACCACAATGAAGTTAACCGCGTCGATGGCAAGACCAGAGGGAATTGCGATTCCTAAAGGCACACGATTTACTTCAGGAGATGGTGCATTTTTTGCACTAACTGAGCCTTACTATCTGTCGGCTACGCAAACAACAATAAGCGTAAAAGCGGTATGCACAGAAGCTTCAGCTAAAGGGAATGGCTACCCGGTAGGGTCGATTACCACTCTTGTAGATCCTATTCCATATATCGCTAGTGTAACCAATACCACTATATCTGAAGGTGGTGCCGATACGGAGACAGACGACGCATTCCGTGAACGTATTAGAGAAGCACCTGAGAGTTTTTCGTGTGCTGGTGCAGAAGGGGCTTATGAGTTTTTTACTAAAAAAGCATCTGCTCTTATTAGTTCAGTAAAAGTGGTATCTCCTAAGCCTGGCGATGTGGTTGTATATCCAGGCCTTGCATCTGGTGAAATAGCCAAGGAAGAGATTCTCAAATTAGTGGAAACAGCACTTACTGACAAGAAGGTACGCCCTCTTACTGATAATGTATCTGTGAAGGCCCCTACTGCTAAGAATTATAGTATAGCGTTGCAGTATTATATTGATTCTGATAATTCGTATTATGCAGATACGATTAAGGGTCGTGTAGATGCTGCAGTTGCTGATTATATAAAATGGCAATCTGCAAAAGTAGGGCGTGATATTATACCGTCTGAATTAATTCGTCGAGTTATGGAGGCAGGCGCCAAACGTGTTACCGTAACTTCGCCTACTTTTACGGTTGTTAAAGATGGTCGTAAAGAAGATGACTACCAGGTTGAGCTAGCTCAATGCACGGGCAAGACAATTACTTATGGGGGTGTAGAGCATGAATAATCTCTACGACTTTAATTTAAAAGACACATTGCCCAGTTCGATTGCTGGCGATACAAAAGTCCAAGCCCTTGCAGAGGTCGTTACATTACAGCTTATCGATCTCAGGCCTATTGTTGATAAATTAACCATATTATCCCATTTAAATGAGCTAAGCACTCCTATTTTAGATGAGGTAGCGTGGCATTTACACGTTGATTTTTACGACGAAGCGGCAACTAGGGAACAAAAAATTAAGCTAATCCTTAATTCTATTACCTGGCATAGGCGAAAAGGGACGGTTGGATTAGTAGAAGAAGCTATAGGTGAATTATATTCGGAATGTGAAGTTATCGAAAATTGGGATTACGAAGGCGGTCAACCTTACCATTTTAAATTACAAATGACTGGTTATATGATGACTCCTAATATTCGTGAAAGAGTATTGCGAATATTAGATTTCGTTAAGAATAAGAGGTCGTGGCTGGATAGCATAGAATATGTGCACGAAATAAACTCTGAAGGTATCTATATTGGTGGCGTAACCACTTCGGCGGGGAGTGCAGTGATTGAGCCGTCCCTGAAAATTACTATAGAGCCGCAGATTCAGAAAGTTTATATAGGTGGTGCAGCTACTACTTATCAAATTATTCATGTTTAGGAGGTACAAATGGCAAAATACCCTGCTGTCATTACAACAATGGCAGGTACTAATGCAACAGCAGAAGCTAACGCAAGTAAGCAGGCTTTAATTTTTACTAAAATCGTAATTGGCGCAGGTGATCCTCCTGCATCAATTGCTCGTGCTACAGGTTTAACTGATAAACGATTAGAATTGGCTATTACTAAAAGCACTAAGTCCGGTGACGGACAATTTACAGTTCAAGCTTCTTTATCGAACGCGAATTTAGACACTGGTTTCTATGCACGTGAAATTGGATTGATGGCCAAAGTAGGCGAATCTGGACGAGAGGTTCTTTTCTCTTACACGAATGGTGGCAGTTATGTGGACTATATACCAGATAAGACTACGTCTATGGACAGCTATATATTCACTATTACAACAGTGATAGGGAACGCCGAAAAAGTACAAGCCATTGTACAGGATAATGGCTACGCAACAATTCATGATTTAGAAGGTCACAATAAATCGACTAATGCACACCGAGCAGAGTTCGATAAGAAACTGGATGTAAACTCTAGACAGTACGTTAAAGCACTCGCTAAACATAACCAAGGTCTACAAGTAACAAAAGGGGATAATTCACAAGAAACTATTGGATTTATCACAAGTAACTATAATGATAGCGATATAAATAAAGTTCTTAATCTAGGAACTCTCAAAGGAATACTAGGGCAAGGCGGTATTTTAGCGTCTAAACTTGATCGTGATAATGGCTATGTAAAATTTGCCAACGGCTTTATTTTACAATGGGGACTATCCTGGTTCGAAGACCAAAATACTTATCGTGATATTACATTGCCGATAAATTGTAATGTACTAGTTGCTTTTGCCACTGATGACATCGCCGGCAGCACTACACGAGGCGACGAATTCTATTTAACGTGGAATAGTGGTTTTTCTGCTAACAATAAGGTTTCTATTCGTTTCCTAGCTAATAGAGGGAGTGCAGGGAGTTTCACTTGGTTATGTATAGGTAAAGCATAATGGGAGGAAAAGATGAACCAATATGTATTTGTATTAAATGAAAAAGGTGCACGAATTACTTCTTTTGTTGATAATACAATTTCAAAAGAGGAACTGATAGCACTGGCTAAGCAAGATTACCCTAATGCAACTGACTATATTTACTCTGCAGACGGTGATAGTATGCTTGATGAGTTTATGAGCGGGAAATTGTATGTCGGTGGACAATTTGTAGTCGCGCCGGTTCATGAGTTAACAAAAGCCGAAAAGATTGCGGAGATTCGTTCTTATTATAATCGTCGTTTTGAAACACTAGACCAGGCATTGATACGTAGACGCTTAGCAAACGGTGACATAAGCGATTTACAAGAACAGTTTAAGAAAATTAATGCTGAAATGATTGCTAAAATTAAGGCGGTGAAATAACTATGGCAGATATTAAAAGCGATGTTCCAGTAATGCACTTTTGTGAGTACTGTTGGGCTACTTTAAATACTGACGGTACTTGTCCGACTGAAGGGTGTATCCATAACGATCTAATGGATTTAGAAGTTGGTGAAGATAATGACACCAGTCAAGCATAATCTATCAGCTATTAAGGGCGAGTTCATCACCTTGACGATTGGATATAATGTCGAAGTAGATCCAGAAGATTTGTTTTCATGTGTAAGAAAGTTTACTTATGATGAACGGTATCGAGCCAAATTCAATATCACAGTATCAAAGGATAATTTAGCAACAGGCGAACGTTGTAGAATTATCCTTTCTTTGGATACAAAAGAATTACTTGACGGCAGATACGCGTGGGATTTATTTGTTTGGGCCGGAGATAGGCCTGTTAAATGTCTCGTCAAAGGACAATTAACTATTCTTGAAGGCGTCAGCAATAGAGGTAAATAATATGAATGATATTAATGTTTATGTAGACGCTGAAGACAATATAAATATTAAAGATGATAAACAAATTATCAAATTACAAGTACGCTTCGAAGATTTAACCGAAAGCCAAAAGCAACAACTCAAAGGAGAAAAAGGCGATCCATTACGCTTCGAAGATTTAACCGAAAGCCAAAAGCAACAACTCAAAGGAGAAAAAGG